ATAGTATTCAAGAGATATTAGCTGAACATATTAAGGAAGAAGAAGATATTGAAGAAGAAGAGGATGAGGATGAGGATGATGATATTGAAGAAGATGATGAGGAAGACAGAAAAGTTGCTATTATAGATGAATATGTATTAAAATACAAACGTATTCCTGACAAATATTCGCATATTAATTTCAAACCACCTAGTGGTGCTAGAAATGAAGCAAAACGTGGTTTAGCATGGCGACGTGAATTTGGTAGAGGTGGCACATCAGTAGGTGTTGCTCGTGCCCGTGATATTTCAAATGGGAAACAACTTAGTCCATCAACTGTAAAACGGATGAAAAGTTTTTTTGCTAGACATGAAGTTGATAAGCAAGCCGAAGGTTTTAGTCCTGGTGAAAAAGGCTATCCGTCAAATGGTCGTATAGCATGGGCATTATGGGGCGGTGACTCTGGAAAGTCCTGGGCTAATAAAGTTGTAAATCAAATAAACGCTGCTGACGAGGAGGATAACCAATGATGTTACGAATAATGGGACGCATGGAGGAGAACAGTAGCGATGATGACGTAGTGCGCTTTAGTTTCTCTTCTGAAATGCCAGTTGACCGTAACTTTGGTGAAGAGATTTTAGATCATAGTATTGATAGTGTACGACTTGACCGATTAAATGATGGTGCGCCTTTATTGTGGCATCACAATGCTGATCAATTAGTAGGCGTAGTAACAAAAGCTTATGTAAAAGATAAGCGTGGGTATGCTGAAGCTCGATATTCAAGTTCTGATTTTGCACAACAAATCAAACGTGATGTTGAGGCTGGCATTATCCGTAATGTATCTGTTGGTTATCGCATTCTTAGAATGGATGATCATAAGAAAAAGAAGGGTGAAGGTTATAGAGTTGCTGAATGGGAACCACTAGAACTATCCCTTGTTTCTATACCTGCTGATCCGTCAGTTGGTGTTGGTCGTACAATTGAAATTGATGAACCTATACCTGAAAAACCTATGGAAAACACAGAGGAACAATCTATGGAACAACGTGCTGATGTTGTTCAACAAGAACGTCAACGTATTAAAAGTATCACTGCTCTTGGTGCTAAATTTAATCGTCGTGACTTAGCTGAACAACTTATTGAAAGCAACAAAACTATTGATGAAGCAAGGTCTGCATTTCTTGATGTGTTGAATATTGCGGTAAAACCCATTAATCAACGTTCTGGTGATGTTGATTTTACACAAAAAGAACAACGTCAGTATTCTATTGTGCGGGCTATTAAAGCTTGTCTATCTGGCAACTGGGATGAAGCTGGTTTAGAAAAAGAAGCTTCTGATGCGTTAAGTCAACAAAGTGGTCGTACAACTGAAGGTTTCTTCGTACCGCATAACATTTTAGCTCGTACTACACAAGCAGTTGGTGCTTATGCAACTGGTGGTGCTTTAGTTGCTGAACAATTACAAGCAGGTTCATTTGTTGACATTTTACGGAACAGTTCAATTATCAATCAACTAGGGGTAACTACCTTAACTGGTTTAGTTGGTAATGTTACTATTCCTCGCCAAACTGGTGCAACAACTACTTATTGGGTTGGTGAAGGTGACGGGCCTACTCAATCTGGTATTACTGTTGAATTAATGAGCTTAACTCCTAAACAAATTGGCGCACAGAGTCGTATTACTCGACTTGCAATGCAACAAACGACACCTGATATTGAAACACTTGTTAGACAAGATTTAGCAATACAGGTTGGTTTAGGAATTGATTTAGCTGCAATTAATGGTAGTGGCGTTAGTGGTGAGCCGCAAGGTTTATTACAAGCACCTGGTACTAAAACTGTTACTCTTACATCTAACACATTTGCTAACTTTGACAAGTTAGTAGATATGGAAAATGAAATTGAAATCCTTAATGCTTTAACTGGTAGTTTGTACTATGTAACAAACCCAAGAGTAGTTGCATTCTTGAAAAAATTAAAGACTACTGGAAGTAGTAACGAACCTTTATGGACTGCTAATCAGTTAAATACTACTGGTGCAGTGCCGATGACATTAAACGGTTATCCAGTAGCAAGAAGCAACCAAATTCCAAATGCTTTTGGTGGTACTGCTAATCGTAACGTTATTATCTTTGGTAACTTTAACGATTTAATAATGGCAATGTGGGGTGGATTAGAAATCTTACCTAACCCATACGGTTCTGGTTATTCAGCAGGTAGTGTTGATTTACGATTACTACAAACTTGTGATGTTGCCATTCGTCGTGGGCAATCGTTCTCAAAGATTATTGATTTAGCAGTTTAGGAGGACAAATGACTATTAATGTTTTAGGAACTCGAACTTCATTACTTACGAATACTGCTGGCACTGCAACGGTAGCAATAGCTCCACAAGCTAACAGCAATACTGCAATTGAGGGCAATGCGTTAGATTTAACCGACTTTGAAGGTGACATTGTATTTATCGTTACCAGCACTTCTGCTGGTTCAAGTAATACTGTTACTTTTACAGTACAAGACAGTGCTGACGGGACTACATTTGCAGGTTTAACTCCTGCTCTAACTGCTGTAAGTGCTGCTGCAACCGCTTTGTATACAAGACTTGTAGTAAACTCTAACAACATTAGGCGTTATGTTCGCATTACTGCTGTTACTTCTGCTGGTAGTACAGGTCATTGTGCTGCGGTTGCTTTTGGATCTAAAAAGTATGGTGGTTAAATGTTATTTGACGAGGATGCCAGTGTATTCTTAGCAGATTTTGGTGTAAGTGTTACTGATGGCACTACAACAAGCACTGGTATCCTTGACCTTCCAGGTGAGATTTATACTACTAGAGAATTTGGAGATCATACTTCGGATTTTCAAGTGTCGTCAACTGATTATGTATTAACTGTCAAAACATCTGATTTTGGCACAAAAAAATACAATGATACGTTGACAGTAGATAATGTCAATTATAAAGTTAGAAATTCTTTAACAATTGACAGTGGGTTGTTTACATTAATTACTCTTAGTAAATCATAATGACAACAAAACGTGAACAGATATTAGCCAGAATTGCTACAAACTTAGTAAATACAAGTGGCGTTAGTAATCGGATTTATCGTTCACGGGTTGAAGCATTAGCTAGAGCGGAGACACCAGCTTTAGTTGTTGAATACATAAAAGATGAAGCTGAGATGAAAGGGTCTTTACCCTATTTGGATTGGCATTTGATTGTACGTTTAACAGTAGTTACTAGAGGTAGTATACCTGATCAATTAGCTGACCCAACTATAGAATCTATACATAGTAAATTACTGGCTGATATTACGTTAAATGGTTTAGCATTTGACATAATACCAGTTAGGTTTGAATTTGATGTATTAGACACTGATTTGCCAACTGGAATTTCAATGTTATTCTATAGAGTAAAGTACAGAACTTCATTAAATTCATTGTAGAGGTTTTATGGCTGAAATAGTTAGTAAAATTGTAGATGGTGGTTCTTATGTTGATAATCAAGATGGCACTTATACGTTAGTAGAAGGGAGCCGTACCTTAGATAAAGAGCCAGTTGTCGAAGAAACTGTAAAAACAAGTAAAAAAAAATCGGAGGTAACTGATGCCCCTTCTAACTAGAAAACAAGCAATACTTGTAAAACAAGAAGCTGTTTATGGAACCGATATTGTTCCTACTGGTGCAGCTAACTATCATCAAGTTTCTAATTTATCAGTAACACCGTTACAAGCGCAAACAGTTGAACGGAACTTGATTAGACCTTATTTAGGTAACTATGAAACTTTATTGTATTCAAAAAGTGTTCAAGTTACTTTTGACATTGAAGTAGCGGGTAGCGGAGCAGCTGCTACTGAAGTGAAGTATGGTGCTTTGCTAAGAGCGTGTGGTTTTGCAAGTGCATCATCAGGTAATCCTGTTACTTCTTACACTTTTACGCCGATTTCTGGTTCTTTCACAAGTGTTACTATTTATGCTTACATTGATGGTGCAATCCATCGTATTACTGGGGCAAGAGGAACTTGTGTTATTAACTTTACAGTTGGACAAATCCCAATGTTTAGTTTTACCATGACTGGTAAGTACAATACACCAACTGACGCAGCATTACCAGCGGTGACTAGCAGTGCGCAAGCAGCTCCATTAGTTGTAAATAATGCAAATACACCAGTGTTTACCTTCTTTGGTCAATCACAAAATACACTAAAAATGCAATCGTTAACTTTGCAATTAGGAGCTGACATCCAAGTTAGAGATTTAGTAGGTACTAACTACATTCAATATATTGACCGTAAAACAACGGGGACTGCTGTATTTGAATGTATTTTACCTGAAACATTTAATTTCTTTACTAAAACTGTTGGCGACATTACTGGTACATATAGTCAAACAACCACTACGGTTACTGTTACAGCTAGAGGGCATGGTCTTACCACAGGTGACGAAGTGTATGTAATCATTGATTCTGGAAATGCTGTTTCAGGTAGTTATGCTGTGACAGTGACCAATGCTAATGTATTTACATATACAGCACCAAATAGTGCAACTAACAGTGGTACTGTTGTGTTACCAAGAGCAACAACTGGAGGTGAACTTTCATTTCAACATGGCGTTGCTGCTGGAAATCGTATTAAAATACAAAAAGTAAGTACCCATGCAACTCATGTTGATTTAACAGATGGGCCTACTATTTCTGATGACAATGGTATTGCAATGTTAAATTGCAACTTTGCTTTAGTACCAAGTGCCGCTGGTAACGATGAATTTCAAATTGTATTTGACTAACTAATAACTATTATGTTCAAGATTAAACAATCGAAAACGTTTGTATGGCCGGTCAAAGTAACAGTGCCTATTGATGGCGGTAAATATACTACGTCAACCTTTGATGTAGAATTTGACCGTATTTCACAATCTGAAGTAGAAAAGTTAGCAACTTCGATACAAAATGAAGAGCAAACAGCAATTCAAATTGTAAAGAATATTGTAATTGGATGGCCCGATGGTTCTGTAACTGATGGTACTGACAATATTCCATTTAGTGATAGTGCATTAGATGAATTACTAGATGTACCAGGAGTAGCAAGTGCTGTTATTACTGCATTTTTAGAAGCTTATAACGGGCAAGCAGCTAAACGAAAAAACTAGAAGGAGCGGCTCGTCAGTGGGTCGCTCCAACTGTTATTGACGATACTGCAAGGGATTTGGCTATTCTAGCACCAGAGTTAGAATATCAAGTCCCTGAACCTGTTGTGTATGAGTTATGGGAAGAAAATGTAGACACTTGGTTATTTTTTTGTAAAATACAAACGCAGTGGCGATATTCAATGGCAGGTATAACAGGTCTTGATTACAATGTTATACTGTCATTAGCTGATTTATATGAAGTAGCAGATAAAAAACAATTATTAACAGAATTGCAATGGATTGAATCTACAGTTCTAACTGTTATATCGGAGCAATCGAGTGGCAATAAATCTAAAGACACAAGTAGCAATAGACGTTGAACTTAACACTGAGTTCAAAGAAGCACAAGATTTTAAACTTGTAACAACTGCTGCTGTGGCTTTAAAAGATGCAATTGAAAATATTGGTAGAGCGCATTTGCAGACTGAAAAAGGTTATAAAGCTCATATAAAATTGTTACAAGCTGAAAAAGATAATTTATTAATAAATTCGCAAGAATATAAAGATTATGTAAACACAATAGCTCAAACTGAAGAAAGACTTAAAAGCCTAACTAAGGTACATCAAGATGAAGCAAAAGCTAGAGCAATTCTAAATAACAGTGCAACTACAACAACAAAAGAATTTGAAAAATCAATAAGTGTAATTGATAAAACAATACAGCAAAGACGAGAACATCTAGGTGTATTAGAGCAAGAAGCAGTACAACAACTTGCTGCTAATGAAGTTAATGAAGACTTTCTTAACTATTTAGATAAAGAACAAGAATTACTGAATCAATCAATTGCTTTAAGAAATAAATTAACTGAGATGTTGCAGCAGAATACTGTTGCTGTAGATATAAATAGTCAAGCGCAGCAAATATTAACCAATTCTTATAAATCTACTGTAAATGGTATATCAGCACAAAAAAAAGCTTTGACAGAAGTATTTAATCAATTGACTAATAATGATCAAGTATTTTTAGATGTAGCCGCAAGTATTCGTAAATTAGATGAAGAAACACAACAACTTACACAACATCTGCAAACTTCTTATACAAGCGCTGAAGCGTATAACAAAGCTTCAGAGTTAATGAAAACAACAACATTTAATACAACTAATGAGATAAATAAACAGAAAAATGCTTTAGCAGAGTTACTTGGTTTTATTCAAATTGGTAGTGATGGATATAGTAAAGTAAAAACTGAAATAGAACAACTGACACAAGAACAAAAAATAGCAAACAATGAATTTTTGAAAGGTAGCACAGTTGCTAAACGATTTTTAGACCAATTTGCTGGACGTAAAAATAATGAATCGTTAAAAAAATTACAAAAAGATTTAGAGGCAGCTACAGATACAACTAAAATAGAAAAATTACAAGCACAAATTAATAAACTAAGTAAACCAATAAAAATCAATGAAATAACTGATGTAAATAAGCTAAAACAAATTATAGAAGCGTATGAGATATTATCTGTACAAATTTCAAAAACTTTTACAGACTTTGCAGCGCTACAAACTATTTTTCAACAAGCTGAACAAAGAATAAACATTTTAGGAAATACAACACAAAATGTAAATGCAAAAATTAAAGCAACATTAGATGATATTCAAGCAGGTCTAAGTATGGATAACTTAAGACCAGTTGACTTATTAAAAAAATTTAGAAATATAGAACAAGTTGGTGAAGCTCTTTCAAGATTAAAAGCATTACAATCTGTAATTAATTTACAACAACAACAAGGTAA